TGCATTGCACTGGGAGCCCTGCTGTGGACATTGCTTTGAAGTCATGTTGAATTGCCCGTTTCGTCGGGTCAGTTCGTCCTACAGTTAAGCATCACTGGTTATGAAGAGAGGAAACATGAACGCATTGCAATGGCTGAATTCACTGCGCCCTGCGCTGCCAATGAGCATTGAGCAGCCCTGCAAGCCGATGAGCAACGGAGAGCTTAAGCGCCACATGCAGCAGGGTGGCGTTGTGGTAAATGGCGAACGGATTAAACCGGATGAGCTGATTGACTTTCCGGTGCGCTCGTTGGTGTTCTTCCCGAAGTCGCCAACGCGGCGCACGACGCTGGTGTGATGTTTAACGTGACATTTATTCTGGGAGCCCTGCTGTGGACATTGCTCTGACGCTAGAGGTGAAGCGTCGTTTTAACCGACCAGATTTGGTCGTCCGTTTCTGAAACGAAAGTAACTGACATGGGATGCGACATTCACAGCCACGCCGAGCAGCAGGACAGCGGCCGATGGGTAGGCTTGTCCGTGGAAGCGTTCAAGGCTCGCGATTACGGCCTGTTTGGCTGGCTGGCCGGCGTGCGCAATTACTCCAAGATGGCGCCAATTGCCGCTGGCCGAGGCTTCCCCGCCGACGCCAGCCGAAAGGCTGCCAATGACTACGACATATGGCGCGGAGACGCGCACAGCGAAAGCTGGGTGAGCGTGGACGAGTTGGCTGCGGTGGACTACGAGCAGATCGTTGAAGACAGACAATGCACCAAGCAACTTGGGCAGAACCTGCGGACTGGCGGCGGAACGTGCGAGCCCAGCCAAGTCAAGAAGCAGACGCTACGAGAATTCCTCGGTCCGGACTACTTCGCTGTGCTCAAGCGCCTGCAAGACGTTCGCGCCGACCGCGTGGTCTTCTGGTTCGACAACTGAAGATACCCAACGTGGCATTTACTCTGGAGGCTATGCTATGGACATTGCTCTGACTATGGACATCATCGTCTGCGCCGTGCTGGCCGCTGTCGGCGTGTTGCTGTTCTGGCCGCAGCTATGAGCCGCCTTCCCACCGGCTGCGACCAGCAGGGTCGCTATCCCGAGGCTGCCGAAGCCTGCACCGAACTCGGCGCCGACGACTTCGACGACGCGGCCCAGTACATCATCTGGCACCTCGTCATTGCCATCGTGATCGTCGGCGCTATCGCCGGGGCTGCGGCGCTGCTATAGCGTCATAGGCCCGCTCGCAGGCAGTGCCGGCAGCGCCTCGAGCGTCGGCTACGGCAGCAAGCTCTGCAGCCGCTTGCGCAACCCCTCTGAGCAGGTTGGTGAGCACCACTCCGGGGTCTGGGGCTGCCTGGCCTCCGAAGGAAGGGTCGGCACGGTCGCGCTGGGGATTGGCGCACTGGGCGGCGATGATTTCGGCACGGCGCTGCAGGCTGTCAGCAGCACTGCGGGCACGAGCAGCGTCAGCAGCTGCAGCGCGGATTCGGTTCTGGGCATCGGTCTGCACCTCCGTGTGCTGGGCTCGCCAGCGGGCCTCCAGGGCTCGCGCGGCTTCGCTGGCGGCAAGGGCCTCGGCCACCAGTTTCTCGCGCTCCTGAGCCCGTTCTGCGCGTTCTGTGGCCAGTGTGGTTTGCAGGCCGCGCGCCTCATACGCCAGCACTGCTGTCAGCACCAGCAGGCCGGCGCATGCCGCACCCAGAGCGTAGGCTACAGGGCGGTAGATCATTGGCCCAGACACTGCCGGTTTTCGGCCTGCCGGCGCAGGGTCAGGCCGCGCAGGGGCTCACCACGGAAGCGATCCCAGCGCAGGATCTCGGCGCAGGCCCCGGCGTAATCGCCCGCGTTCAGCCGGCGCACCAGCGTCGAGCCGCAGAACGCCCCCGGCCCGATGTTGTACGCCAGGCTCAGGAAGGCATCGTACTCGTACTGATGCAGCGGCACGCGCACGCACTGCTTGAGCGCACCCTCAAAGCGCTGCACGTCAGCGAGCTTGCGCACCAGCGCCTGTACAGGCTCAATGGTGTCGCCAGGTTGCACGCCGTCAGTGGTGCCGAATCCGAGGGTCGGCTTGTCGCCCTTGACCGGGATGTACGCCTCGCCACGGTAGCCCTCATGGACGGCGATGCCGACCAGCGCAGACGCTGAGAGCGTCAGGGCGCCGATGACGATGCGGGCTTTCATTCGGTGTCAGGCCCGCCCCGGAAATACATCTTTCCCCAGCGGTAGAGCAGGAAGCCGATCTGGAGCACCAAGTAGATCAACGTGACCCACAGCACCAGATCGTTGATCGGCATGCCGGCAATCGTCGCGCCGGCAACGGCAACTGGCGGCGAAGCCTTTGCGGCTTCGGTGGCGATGTCGGCTTTCTGTTGCATCGTCAGGCTCATGGCTGATGTTCGGCCGCGCGGGCTTCGATTTCCATTGGATGGTTGGTGTATCCGTGGCGCAGCAGGCCCCACAGGTACGTGACGTAGTATCGCAGCAAGCCCATGCGCTTGTATTGCCGCCAGTGGGCGATTTCGTGCCTAGTCAGGCGCTGACTGTGCAGATGCTCGGGCAGCACAAAAATCCCCCACGGCGCCAGCGCCACGCCTGCGAAGCCGAAGCGGCGCAGGGTCCAAGCGATGATGTGGCGGGCGGGTTTGGGGGTCATGGGGCGAGGGCGTTGACGGACTGGGGGGCGAGAGAATTTGAGCGCACCGGCTCTGCCCTTGGAGCGATCTCAACGCCGGCAGCAGTAGTCACTGCCCGCCCAAGACGCTCTGGCTGCAGTTGCGTAGCAACAGATCCGCCACCAGTTGCCCTTTGGCGCTGTAATTGCAGCGCTTTTTCAACCGAGCGCGCAGCTAAAGCCGGGTCGGTCATTTCGCGGGCAATTTCCAGCGCCAGTTGGTTGTCCAAGCGCAAAGCAAGGCGTTTGGCGGTGTTGTTGAACACCGTCAACGCGACGTTGAGAAAGTTTGGCAGCGGCAAGCCGATCTCTCGACCAGTTTCAGTACCAATGCCCTTGATGTCAATTCCGGTTGCTGCGCCAGCCTTAACCAATCGCTCGTATTCGCCGCGCCGCAACAAGTCTTGTTGAACCGAGTTTATGTGGCTCAGTTGTTGTGGCGTCAGACCTTTGGTCAGCTTGTCAATGCGCGACTGAACGGCGTCCGCCGTAGCGCCTGCCGGCAACGGATCGGGGAGCTTAATGTTTGCTCGCTCGGCAATTTCTTGCACCTTGGCGTGCCGCGCAGCATTGACACCAACAATGTTGATGCGTTGCAGCGTGTTCATGCCGGCAGCGTCAAGCACGCGGATCGGGTCAGCGTACTTTTTGAGGAACGCGGCGTGAGCTTCCGGCGTAAACTTGCCAACTTCGCGCGTGTACAGGTCTTCAATACCCGAACGCATCACGCGCATGGCGTCTGGATCTTTGCCAAACATCGTGACAAAGTTTTGGGCTTCAGATACGCCGCGTGGTTGAAAATACTTAACAACCACATCTTCCGGCTTGATTTTTGGCTCGTTTAGCCCAGTAGTCCTAAACAGTTGCGCGTTGACTCCAGTCTTAAATTGCGGGACGTACTGTTCCCGGTAGAGCCTCAGAGCTTCAGCATACTTTTGCTTGGCAGCGTCGCTTAATGTTGTCGATGCAGAAACCGCGTCGTCAATGGCGCTGTGAATTTGGCCCAAGTTGCGGAGTCTGGTTGCCGCCGCAGGATCTGAGGACAACTTTCCAGCAGCAATGTCAGCATTGACCGCCTTGCGGATGTCGTCCAGTTGTTGCAGCGTGGCTGTTGGGGTTTCTGGCGCTCGTTGCGCGGTCAGTCTTTGAGACACCAAGCCACGGCCAACAGGCAATGGCTCAGGTTTGCGCGCCAACTGCGCGAGCTTGCGGACGGTTTCTGGCGCCGTTGAGGGATCAAACTCCGACAACTTTTTGCCAAGAATGTCTTCAGCTTGACGCACCACGCTGGCAAGATCAATTTTTGAGTTGCCCGCTTCTTTGAAAGCGGCCTCATAGGCTGGTCGAATGACGTTAGCCTTTAGCGCTTGGCGCTTGGATTCTGCCGATTGAAAAAGAGCAGACCCCACATCTTCAGCGTTTGCCGGCTGCAGCGCTGTTTCCATGCGCCGTTCAAGCTGCGCAAGCACCCTGCCGGCTTTTTCTTGGCCTCTGGCCTGTTGAGCACGTTGAGCCGTTGCCGTTTGAGCCTGCATAAAGGCGTATTCGCCCGCAAGGCCCGGTACTTCTGCCGCGCGCGCCTGCAGAGTTGCAAAACCCGGCGTGCCTGCGGTGGCGGCAACCTCGCCGGCAGCAGGAATGGCGCCAGGCGTAGCGGCACGCGGGCCGCGCAACGCAGCAAGAATGTCGTCGCCCTTGTTTTCAAGCGCCTTCAAGTACGTGTCTAGCTTGATGTTGCCGAGCCTGCTACCGTACTCAGCGGCCTTGGAAAAAACGGGGCCGACAACGCCCCGGCCAGCGGCCTCCATAGTGGCGCCAGACAACGTTTCACGCGCGGTGCGCTCCAGCGCCTGCGGCACAGTGATAGGCTCGTTATCGCCGGCAATCAAACGGTTGATGCCGCGAGCCGCGCTGTAACCAGCGCCAGCGCCACCAAGCATAGCCAGCGGGCCTGCCGGCGTTCCCAAGGCCGCGCCTCCGACAGTGCCAAGTCCCTCGATGGTGGGTCCGATTATTTGCGCCACACGTTGCCGCGTGGTTGGACCAGCAGGTGCGGCCGGTGGCGCAAAGTATGAGCCGGCGCCAGGAATTTGCCCCGGCGGCGCCGATGGTGCGGCTTGTTGCGGCGCAGCAAACAGCCTTTTGGCTTGTGCGATAACTTCTGCATCCGAGGCACCCGCAGGCCCGCGAATCTCGCGGATGTTGCCTTGAGGATCTCGGACTTTGTAAATCTGATCGGCCATGCTCACCTCACCACAGACCAGCCGCCACTTGAAGGCGCGGGCGTCGTAGAACTGCCGCGAGGCCCTGCTGCCGGCCTTGCTGGTGGCTGTGTTGTTGGGGCATTCAACCCAGCGCCCTGCGCCGGCATCGGCAGATCGCGGAATTGCGGGAATCTTTCAAAGTCCTCGCCATATTGCTTTTCATAGGCGTCCTTGATGCGCTCCATTGCGGAGCGAGCCTGTTTCTCAAGTGAATCAATTTGCTCTAGCATTGGCCCGGCGCCCTTAACCGGATCAATTACGGCAATTTGATCCGCCAAGATTTTCCATTCTTGATTGGCAATCGAACCAATGGCCCCAGACATTGCCGCCGTAGCTTTACCCATGGCGGTAATTTTGCCGCGCAAGTTTTCCAGCCGCGTCTGAGCTTGTGCCGCAGCGCCGCCAGGAAACGACGGCAAATATGCGCCAGAAAAGCCCGTGGCTCGCTCCAAGCCTGGCGCGGTACGCACCAGTTGCGCACTGTTCAGTGTGTCCTGCAGATTTTGCAACGCAGTTCCGGCGTTACGATATTCCTTGGCTACCGCATCACGGCGGCGGGCAAGCTCGCTTTCTGACATGGGTTTGCCGGCTGCGGGCGCGCCGGTTGCGGCTCCAGAAGCTCTGCGAGCCTCTGCCAGACGCTGAACAACAGCGGGATCTTGCGGGCCGCCGCGAATGTACGTTACTTCGCCATCAGGGCCAATCTGATAACCCCTTGCTTGCAAATAGCGCGCGCGCAAATCTGCTTGCGCAGTCGGCGCAACGCTCGGCGTTGCCCCGGGTGCCGCACCAGCCGCAGGCACGTTCTGCGCCCCCAACCGAACGCCAGAAACCGGCAACTCTGGGCGCGGGGGCGTAATGAATTGACCAGAACCGTCTTGTTGGCGCTGGAAAATGTTTGGCCCAACAGGAACCGTTCTTTGCGAAGGAGTCAGCACCTGCGGCTCCAAAAGCTTCGCAGCCTCCGGGTCTACGGCGTACATCCTCAACAGCGCGTTGGCCGTCATGGGCTGATCAAAAAATTCTGCAAGCCTGCCCTTGCGTTGGCGGTACGCAAGTTCAGCCTCTATCATTTTTCGGCCTGCCTCAAGCTGGGCTGGAGTGGTAGCGTTGTTGATCACAACGCGCCCCAAATCGGAAACCGTGGCGTTGGGATTGCCCATGATTTCTTGGGCACCACGGCGAAATGCTTCAAACGCCGCATCCTGCCGCGCTTGATTTTCCTGCTGTTGCTGCTGCTGCTGAATCCCCCGCAGCGCATTGATCGCTGGAGCCACAGCCGTCAGCGACTCAATCGGAGATTCGGGCGCAAATCGAATCGGCTGGCGGCTAACAGCGGCAAGCGGGATTCTGGTGTCAAGTTGCATGATGTCAGCCCCCGCCCGCGAGTTTGCGGCCGTAGATGTCAATCACCTGCTGGCGCTGTTGGCGATTGAGATAGTTCTCAAAGGACCCCAGCGCCCCGCCGATGGCGTTACTGTACGCTGAACCACGGGCAACGCGCCCCGCCGCCAGCGCGTTGGCCTCTTGCCCCATGATGTTGCCGGCAGAGGTGCCGAACCCGGACGCAGCGTTGCCCATCTGTGTGCTAGTAGATCGGCCGATGCCCGCAATATCTGAGAGTCTTCCAAACGCCCGGTCGTACTCCTGCGACGCCGTATCCTGCGCAAACCGCTGGCCGGCCTTGAGCGCGCCGCCCGACAGGAAGTTGCCCCGCGACGCCTGCATGCGCTCCAGCGCTTTCAGACCCTCGCCCAGACGGAACCCGTAGCCGGGGTCCATCTCCAGCATCTGCTGCTGCGAGCCCGGGCCGCCGAGGCCCATTGCACCGGACAGGCGTTCCAGCGCTTTCGTGCCGGCAGTGCGGTACGGTTCCAGCAGGCTTTTCTGGTATTCGAACATCTCCCGCTGCAGAGCAAGAGCGTTTGCCGCAGCTTGGGCTTGCGTTTTCGCGGCCTTCTCTGCAGCGTTGGCCTCCAGCACGCCGCCGACGACGCTGCCGACTCCGCCCACGACGGCCTGGCCGACGGGGCTGGTGACGAGTTGGACGGCTTTGTCGAGGAGGCTGCCGCCAGTTGCCCCGGCGCCAGCAGCGACTGCGCCTGCCGCCGAAGCCTCGCCAAGCGTTGCCGGAATCCCCGAGCCGGTAAGGCCGCCTGGGACCATGCCCTCCATGATGCCTGCGCCGCCGGTAGCCGCGCCGGTTGTTGCGCCGGTTGCGCCGCCAGTTGCTGCGGACGGAACAGCAGCGCCGCCTCCAATTGCCGCGGCGTCTGCTGCGGCGGACGCCGCGCCACCAACCGTTCCGCCACCGCCAAGGCCCGCGCCCAACACTCCACCAGCGCCGCCCAGCAGCGCGTTCACCCCCGCCAGTTCTGCCGCAGTTGCCGGCGCGATGACGCCGGGGGCCATGCCCTCCGCAATACCCAAGGCAGTGCCGGCGCTCGGCGTAATGCCCGCCGTCGGAGACATTGACGTAATTGCCGCAAAGGGATCTGCCAACGTGCCGGACTCAAACGTTGGCGGCGTGACGGGGCCAAGTGACGGCGGCAATTCAGTCAGAGGCGTCACCGACGGCGAGCCGGTCGGCAACGGAGTCATTGACGATGGCGGCGTTGTGAAAACATCCAACTCGGCCAAATTCGTCGGAGACAAAGACCCAGCTTGCCCCAGCACATCTGACGGCAGACTTGCCAAGTCTGCGGCCGACAACGCGCCACCAGCGCCGCCCAACAGCGCATTGACACTCGCCATTTCCGCAGCAGTTGCCGGCGCAATCACGCCAGGCGCCATAGCTTCTGCAATGCCCAGTGCACTGCCGGCACCTGCGCCCGCGCCAGCCCCAGCGCCGCCCAGCAACGAATTGATACCCGCGCCAAGACCGGCCAACCCGAGGCCGGCGCCCCAAGTCTTGATCAGCGGCATGACCATGTCGCCGATGTCGGAGCCTTCAATCTTGATGTCCTGCACGCCATCTGGCGTTACAAAACCCCAATAGGTATTGAAGGTGCGTTTGTCCGGGTGCTTCCAGCGCAGGTCGTATCCCGACGCACGCAGCTTGTCAATCGCCGAGGTTGCTTCTGGCGAGTAGTCCAGTTGGTACTGAGGGATAAATCCTCCGTTTTCGTCGGGGATTTGCCCAATCAGCTTGGCCTTGAAAACACCGCTTCTGTCATTCGTCATCGAAGCGGTGATCGGGTCAATCGGGCCCCCTTGGAAGCCCATCGCCCGCAACACCTGTTCCCACGGACCAGAATATTTGCCTACGTTGTCTTCTGGAGTCCAACGCGGATCGTCATACGACCAGTATTCAGACGACACTTTTGCCATGATTTACCTCACCCAATCCGCCAGTTGGTGCCGTCGCTGTACACGGGAACTCCGTTCGCCCCGCCTGCGGCTACGATAGACGCAAACGTCGTCGCGTTGGCATCGGTGACGAAGGCCCGCGCACCCGCCCCGGCGGTAGCCGCTGCCGGCAGTGTAGCCACGGTCAGCGTGCCGTGGTTGAAGTACTTCACGCTGAACGTCAGCGTCAGACCTGGCACGCGGAACACCGTAACGCTGGCGTTCCCCATCGTGATTTCGTTGCTGACACCGACTGCTGACACGTCGGCGTCGTAGCCGATCACCGTGTTGTTGCTGCCGGTTGTGAGCGAGTCACCGGCCTGCATGCCGACGGCGGTGTTGTTGGCGCCGGAGGTCAGGGCGCCGAGTGCGTCTTCACCCACGGCGGTGTTGTTGCTTGAGGTCGCTGCGTCCAGCGCGCGCGCTCCCACGGCGGTGTTATCTGCGCCGGTCACCACCAGCAGCAACGCGTCTTTGCCCACAGCCGTGTTTCGCGTGCCCGTGGTGGCCGCGCCCAACGCTCCAACACCTACCGCCACCGCATCGCTGCCGGTGTAAGCGTCTGCTGCCTGATAACCCACGGCCACGTTGTTGGCGCCAGTCTGGTTGAGCAGCAACGCGTCGGCGCCGAGCGCAGTGTTGCCCGCCCCCGTTGTTGCAGCGTTCAACGCTCGATACCCAGCACCCGTGTTGTAGTTTGCCGTCGTAGCGGCCGACAACGAATCGTAGCCAACGGCCACGTTGTAATCCCCGCTGGTGTTGGCATCTAAGGCTTGCGAGCCGACCGCGACGTTTTGAAAGCCGTCAGTGTTTGACGTCAGCGCGTTGTACCCAACGGCAACGTTGTTCGACCCCGTGGTGTTGCTGTCCAGCGCCGTATCGCCCACGGCAATGTTGGTGGCAATGCTGCTGGCGCCTAGGCCCACGGCAACGCCGACTTGCTTGGTCAAGTCAAACGCCGCGTAGATGTTGTCGTCGGTCTTGATCGTCACGCCCAGCGACGTCTGCAGCACGAACTTGTACGACGAACCTGCCGTCAGCCAGATTTGCGCGGGCGTTCTGCCGGCGCTGTCAAGCACGATGGGGTTGGCGTTGGCCGTGCCGCCAGTAGACGACGTGTACGTCGCCGCGGGCGTGGTCGTGCCGGCAGCGTAGGTGTAGATCAGGCCGCCGTTAAGCGGATTGCCGTTGTTGTCGAAGAACTGGGCGCCTGCGCCTGCGTATTGGGAGAGGACGACTGCCATCAGGGCCTCACTGTTGAATCTGGGTGACGGTGACGATCACAGAGGCCGCAGCGGGCGCGTAGGC